TAGAACTTTTAAATCTACAATTTCAGGATTAATTCCTGCAACTGTATATTGCTTTAATTTGCTTTGAATTTGTTGTTTATTAAAATCTGAAACATAAGTTCCATTTTTTGGTTTGATGCTAATCAATACCTTACCAAATTGTGGAGGAGTTAGTTCTTCACCACCAACAACAGAAACTGACTCAGTATCTGGATAAACTTTTGATTTGATAATTGCCTCATAATCTCTGGCAGTAACCGCTCTATACTGAGAAGAGTAGATTCTAGGCGCAAAATACTTAATTGAATCTATTCCTTCAATATCCCCACCATTTTGAGATCTTTGATTTGTAGTTACCGTAATAGTATTTGTTGGAACAATAGTATTCCCACTAGCATCTTGTAAAGTTCCAGCAAAGGAAAATGTATCGGCACCATTTCCATCTTTACCATCAGTTACAATATAAGTAACCGTAATAATTGCACCATTGTCTAATTTCTTACCGAAGTATCCATCACCAAAAAGAAGTTCGTATTTTTCATCTTGAACTTCTTGAAGTAGATAAATTTCTGAGGTTGAATCAATATCAAAAATATTTTCTGCTAAAGAATATACTCTACCTAGTCCAGTATCACTTGTACCTTTAACATATACAACAATTGTTGAAGTGTCAATAAATGAGTTGTTTAGAATAAATCTCTGATCTAAAGAACCATCAACCGTAAATTGTTTTTTTAAAAATGTTCCTTCTTTAATTTTAAGATTGCTAAATGTTGCCGTTCCATTCACAACATCAGCAGAGACATTAGAAGGAGAAGAGAACACATAAGATGAACTATCAACGCTTCCTACGCACACTAGACCCGCCTGTAAGGTTAGTGTTGGAGTTGATGCGGCAGTGCTTATCGAAAATGTAACTTCCGCTGTAGAGGCGGTTCTGGAGCGTGGTACATAACCAACATTCCTTGCTAAGGAAACTACATTTTCTCTAACTGTTGCAGAATCCAAGAAGGATTCATTAACAGTCATGTTAGAGTTGAATGCTGTAATATAAGTATTATATGCTAATGTATCAATCAGAACAGAAAAATTAGACCCCTCAAAGTCAAAATCCGTGAAATTGGAATTTGCACGGAGATAATCTTTGATGGAGGTCTTTATCTGATCAAAATCTAGATTGGCGAACTTTGTAAAAGGCATTTTATCTTGTTGCCTCTAATATAAATGAGAATTGCTGTGTTGGAATTTCTTGTCCGATAATGTTAAAAGTAACTGTAACTTCAAAGTCATTTGTATCAGGTCTTGGATCTACATCAACAATTACATCAGTGACTCTAGGTTCATAGTTCTGAATACAAGTAATAATCTGGTCTCGGACTGTCGATGCAGTACCGAAATCAACAAAATCAAACAGACTAGAGCGAACATTCGAACCGATTGTAGAATTAAAAAATCTTTCGGTAGGAATTGTTTCAACTAAATTACGAATTGACCTTATAATAGCATTTTGATTCTTCAAAATTGGCAAATCCTTAGTAACAGGATGAGGTTCAAAGGATAAGCTAATATCTTTGAAGGATCTAGATATCCTAGTAATTGCCATCGGACATAAAATTTCTTTATTTATTTATGTTCATTTCCAGGGAGAACCATAGACTGGTTCAGTTCCATATGACCAATCATCATAGTCTTCATCATTTCTAATTTTTTCGTGCAACTCAACTTGTTTTTTGAAGTCGTGCTTTGGTGCCAAGTCGTGCATAACCTCTTGAATGACTCTTTTTGGAGGTTCTACACCATAATCTGTAATCAATTTAGTGGTTCCCCACATCTCTCTCATATAATTTGAGTCTCTATCGACGGGTAAATTAGACATTTTAGCTCCTGTTTTAACGAATAAAACAGAACTTTTATGAAGGAGGTTGCTATCTCCTATTGTCTATTTAACGACTCACTTCTCTGAGAGAATAGTTATCAGAATCTAAGTATTTTAGTAACTCTAATGCAATTAATTTTGGATTTCCTTCGCCACATGTATAGACATCAATCGCAATGCACCCATTTTCTGGCCAAGTATGACAAGAAACATGACTTTCTGCCAGTGCAATGACGATAGTACACCCTTGTGGATAAAAACAATGTTGAAAAATGTTCAGAATCGTCATCTTTGCCCTTTCAATTCCTCTCTCCATCACTTCTTGAAGAGAAATTGAATCGTTTAAAAGACCAAACTCAACATCATACACCTCTAAAAGAAGGTGTTTACCCATAGAAACCCTTTCCAACGCACAAAAATCCTAAAAATTTATTTATTTCTAATATTTTGGACCATCTCATAGTCCTCTTCTAAGATTTTTTTTAGATACTCATCATCCCAAAGGTCATAGTACCCAGTTTTTGCTAAAATTTTCCTCATTTTAGTCAAAAATTCTTCATTTTGATACAATATAAGATTATAGAGTCCATTATTTGTTTGAACACCGTTAATAAAACTTGGTTCATCTCTAAAATCATCAAAAAACTTGTATTTTGGATATAATTTATTCAGTTCTTGAATCTTCTGATACCCATAATCCAAGTCTAAGTCATCTTCAACGACAAAAATGACGACACCAAACTCCTCATCAAGAGGTTTGATATCGTCAATCGAACATTTTACAATTTTATATGTATTTGTTTTTGCAAAAGGGCATATCGAATAACCTTTAAGGTCTGGATGAGAGTTTTTTATTTTATCAATCCATTCCTCAAGATCATTCATCACCCTTTACCTTGACCCCTATACTTCTTACGAGCTCCGTTACGAGAAGACGCGGCATACTTAGTTCCGCCTCCATCGCCTTGGCGAGACTTTTTAGGAGGACCGGGAATATAAGAGCTCTTATTTAAACCAACCTTTGCTTTAGCCATTAATTTTCTCCTATAATTTCAGTTTCAATTTCATTCGGACTTGGAGAACCTGTCTGATAAAACTCAATTGCCAGATCCTCCATTATATTGAAGTATTCTTCCTCTGTGAGAGAGGAGTAAATCTTACGCCCTTTACAAAGTATATTGTAAGTTTCGTTAGCCATTCGAATCAGATAATTCTTGTCTTCTCGTGACCAACTCTAATACGAGGGTCGCACCAGATTTCAAAACCTGCTTCCTTCGCATCTAAACAGAATGATACATCTTCTCCACACATATCCTGAACCTCACCAGATTCAAAGACTTGCATCTTTGGAGCAAACCAAGGATACTTCATTTCAGAGTGCTCAAAAACACCATGCTTAATCAGCAACCAACCAAATCCTGCATAATCAACAGTAAAAGGTTTACGACGCTTTGAGATACTCTCTACGGTTTCATGATTCATCACACCACCATTGTTACGGAAATCTTCTTCTTCCATCCAATGAGCAACTGATGTTGTATGACCATCTTCAGTAGCATACCAACCAGAAGCAATGTCTTGGTCCATCAAGACCAACTGCCAGAACTTTTCAGTATTGAAAACAATATCCGAGTCAATCCAAAGTTGCCAATCATATTTCAGTTTACCATCCCAGGGAATTTGGTCAGGTCCACGCAGTACATTCGCTCCCAAACACTTACATCTTGCGAAATTAACCATCGAAGAGTAATCTTGCGAGATTTGAATGCTTGCTCCTGCCTGTACAAGATCAAAACAAAGTTGCACAAAATTCTTTAAGTAAGTATAAGAGACTCCTCTCCCAGGCAGACAGAACACAACGGACTTGCCGCGCACCATTTCTTTTGCCTGATTATAATCCCATTCGGGCTCTGTTGAAGACGCTACAGGCGCCTTTGCTTTTACAGTAAATCCTTTAGCCATAAGATAAGTCGTTTACATTCATATCATACTATATTATGTATTCGTTGTCAATCAGTCCCGTTCTGAGAGAATCACTTCATTTCCCTCTATTGAAAGTCTTATCTCAGTATCTTCGTACCAGGAGAGTTCATTTATAATTTGCTCTGGAATAATCATAAAGTATTCACCCGTAATTGGATCGACCTGTATGGACTCAAAAATATCTCCGGAATTTTTTTTCATTTCGTGTATTATATGCAACCTTTTTCAGAATTATATAGTATCCGGAATTTTTTGAAGAGTGTGATATTTAGAGGTCGATTTGGGTCGTTTATAGCTT